ACCCCCGATTTCAGCACATATACAGATTTTCCCCGCATCATCCAGATTTACAACCACTACCGCAAACACTGGTTGGGTGCCTATTGGCAGGCCCACGGCATCAAGGTTATTCCGACAATCTCATGGAGTACACCGGACAGCTTTGCATGGTGCTTTGATGGTGAGCCGATAGGCGGCGCGGTGGCCGTGTCGAGCGTCGGCACACAGGCAAGCCTCGAATCGGCAGACCTGTTCATGGCCGGGTACAATGAGATGCTGCGGCGCTTACAGCCCGCGCAGATCATCTTCTACGGCAAGGTGCCCGCCGGGTGCGAGGGAAACATTTTTCACGTTACAGCGTTTCAAGAAAAACTCAAGGCGCCGGAAAGGACGATACCGATGGGCGGTAGAGGAAGTAACAGCGGTTTGGCATCCAGCGGTTCGATGACCCCGCAACCTCAGATTAACCCGGCACCGCAGGCAATGCCCGTTCCCGCCGCGGCAGTTCAGAACGCTCCACCCTCGACGGCTCCGCAAGCAATGGGTGGTGGGTCGTTGCTGAGCGGTGGCCAGATCAGTTACACACCGCTGAATCAGAAAGATGAGGCCGATCTCGGTAAGGTCTGGAACGGTTACGACATCAATACCAAGCTCGCTATTAACCAGTACATCCGTCAAGACCAAACCAATACCGGCTACGGTGTGGGTCAGAACCTTAACCATAAGCTGGAAAATGGGCAGGCGCTTAACGCAAACGAGCAGTACATGGTGAACATGATGGATGCGGCCATGCACCCGCTCGGTAAAAATACCACGCTTATCCGTGCTGCGCATCAGGACTTTTTGGAGGCGCTGGGTGTTAAAAATTATCAGCGCATGACCGATGCTCAGCTCAATGCCGCCGTGCAGGGTGTTGAGTATACCGAGAAAAAGTTTGTTTCTACGGCCTATGATGCCAAAAAGAATCCCTTTATCGGCGGTTCTCAGTCTGGTGGTCGTGAGGTGTTCATCAACATTTCGACCCCGGCAAGCACCAACTGCATTATGGGCAATTTGAAGCAGGCTGAAATTATTCTCTCCCGCGATACTAAGTACCGTGTCAAAGGTGCCCATTTTGATGGCACCTTTGCAAATCCGCGTGTTGGCGGCACACTGCCGCGCGTAATCGTGGATGTCGAGATTTACGAGTAAGGAGGCTTGAAATGGCAAGCAAGCAGAAAAAGAGCACTGAATCCGGTAGCCGTTTTATGGCAACGGGTAAAAGCGTGACGATCATCAAAAAGCCCGCCAAGAAGGCCTCGGCCAAGAAAGGCGGTAAATAATATGGGCGGCAGAGGAAGTAACAGTGGCTTGAGCGCGTCATCGCTCGGCGGGTCTGGCGGTGGTGCCAATTTGCCTCCGTTAGTAGTACCGCTAGCGAGTGTTCAGCCTCAGCAGTCGCCCGTGGCCCTGCAGAATCAGCCCGTGCCGCCTACTCCGGCCAGCCTTGCGCCTAATGCTCCCCCGATGGGTGTTACACTTTCGGATGTTCAGCAAATGGATGATACGAGTATGCACGATTTCTTGATTAACGTACAAAGCGTCGATATGCCGCAGTTCCTATGTGATTCGCATTTGCAGCGCATGATTTACGGTTTAGGCATGAATGATAAACCGCAGATTGTTTCCGATAAGCAGCTCAATGCGATGGTTAAACAGGGCGCCGTTCCCATTTATCGTACCGTCAATGACAGTGACGATGATGTTCAGGGAATTTCGATGACATCTGACGATATTTGTGATATGATGACAGATGGTAGTCTGAGTTATGTGGGCCGTGGCGTCCACGGTGATGGCCTGTATTTCTCCGACAGTAAGCGCGGTTCTAAGCTCTACGGAAACCCCGGCCAGAATCCTAAGACCTTGCGGGCTGTTTTGAATCCGGCTAAGGCCCGCGCGATCAGTGAATCCAGTTTGCAGAGCGCCTATGATGCTTTTGTAAAGAGCCATCCTCGCACGCGCCGCGCGTTGGGATTTGCCAAAGCGCACAGCACAAGCGACAGTATGAGTCAGTTTGCGCTGCTTATGGGCTATAATGTCATCACTACCAAAGTCGGCTACAACGAAACATATTACACGGTCATTGATCGTAGCGCCCTTATTATGTCGAAAACCCGCGTATAAGCGGTATTTTAGGAGGTACGCATAATGTCCAATATTGATGAAAAGCTGTCTAAGATGACCCGTGCGCAGGCAAACGCCCTTGCAGATCATCTCAACGCGGGTTATAACAAACCCGCGTACAAGCCTACCGCCAAGATCAAAAAGAAAACCACCGCCCCGAAAAAGGCCACGGCTAAGAAGCCCGCCGCCAAAAAGGGCAAGTAACTGAATATTTCCTTTAGCACTCGACGCTGAAATGCGCCGGGTGCCTTTTTTTTATTTTTACCGATAGGAGGTGGCAGCAGATGCCCGAAAATACCGAGGCTGTGCCGGAGATCAGCGCAAGCCCCGCGCCGCAAGACGCGAAGCCCGCCGACACCGGCGAGAAAAAGCAGAAAAAGCCTCGCAATACATCCGGGATGAAACCGCCACTGAATCAACTGCCCCCGGAGGAGGCGTTCGCCATCCGCTCTAAGGGCGGCAAGGCGGCGGCAAAAAAGCGCCGGGAGGAGAAGCTGGTAAAGGATGCCCTGCTGAACCTGCTGACGAAACCTCAGCACAAGAAAAAGGGCGGCAAGGCCCACTACAAGGCCAGCGCCGAGTTGACGAGCTATGATGACGCGTTCTCTGAGAATACGACCCTCATGGTGCAGATGCTCATTCCCCTTATCCAATCTGCCATCAACGGCAATATCGAATCCCTGTTCGCCATTCTGCGCGTTCTGGGGCAGGAGCCGGGCACCCCCGGCCAGTTTGGTGTTGACGAGTTTACCCCGCCAGAGCCGCCCACAGAGGGCGCAGGCGGCCCCGGCAAGTCCGCGTCTGCCAACGATCCTAATGCGGTGCGCATCCACCTGATACGCGGCGAGAAGCCCGCCTCCATGGCTGAGGGCGATGCCCCAGCAGCAGAGCAGGCCGGTGCCGATCAGGCAGGCACGGCTACACCCACCAGCACCCCTGCCGATGGGGAGGCGGTGCCCAATGCCTGATGTCTATATCGAAGATGTCATCGCCCCCAACTATGACAAGCTGCTGGATGATGTTCTCGATCATCGGCACTCGCAGTACATCCTCAAGGGCGGGCGTGGTTCGCTGAAATCCTCTTTCATCGGCTTTGTTATCCCGATGATTATGGTTCAGCCGGGAAACGAGGCTTGCAACGCCGTTATTTTCCGTAAGACCGCCAACACCCTGCGAGATTCGGTCTACGGCCAGATGGTGTTTGCCCTTGATAAACTGGGCCTTGACAGCGAATTTGTCTGTCATGTCTCCCCCATGAGCATCACCCGGAAAAGCACCGGGCAGACGATTCTTTTTCGCGGCCTTGACGACCCGATGAAGCTGAAATCGTTGAAATTTCCCAAAGGGTACTGCGCCATCACATGGTTTGAAGAAGCTGACACATTCGATGGCATGAAAGAAATCCGAAATGTGTTGCAGTCAACCAACCGTGGCGGCTCTCGGTTCTGGAATTTTCTGTCGTTCAACCCGCCCATCACCCTGAACAACTTTATGAATCAGGAGGCGCTCGTACAGCGTCCTGATCGGCTGGTACATTCCAGCACCTATCTGACCGTGCCGCCTGAATGGCTCGGTCAGATGTTCTTTGATGACGCGGAACTGCTGCGGCAGACCAATCCCCGCGCCTATGAGCATGAGTATCTGGGCATCCCCACGGGCACGGGCGGCGAGGTGTTCAACAACCTTGAGCTGCGCGAAATCACCGATGCCGAGATTGCGTCGTTTGATTATATCTACGAGGGCATCGACTGGGGCTGGTATCCCGACCCCAACCATTGGAGCAAGATGTGCTACCGCCCATCGAAAATGACGCTCTATATTTTCGACGAACTGCGTTGCAACAAAACCCCGAATGAGGTTTTCTGGCAGCGCTTGCAGAAAGAAAAGAGCGTCACATCGCAAGACCTCATTATTGCAGATAGTGCCGAGCCGAAATCTATTGCGGACTTGAAAGCCTACGGCGCATCCATCCGGCCCACCGAAAAGGGGCCGGATTCCGTGCGGTACAGCATGAAATGGCTGCAATCGCTCGTGAAAATCGTTGTTGACCCGAACCGCTGCCCGGAGACAGCGCGAGAGTTTGCCGAGTATGAGTACGAGCGCACCAAAGACGATGAACTGACCGGGCAATACCCTGATAAGGATAACCACAGCATTGATAGTGTGCGATACGCGCTCAATCCAATCTGGAAACGACGCGGCCTGTGAGGTACAGCCCATGTCTATTTTTTCAAATATCTATACCATGATAAGGCAGGTGTTAGGCAGAGTGATTCCGTATCAGAATATCCAGCAGGTGGAGAACATCGACACACCGCTGTCGCAGGAGATGCAGATTGCCCTCGAAGCATGGCACCGAGCCTATCTGGACAGACCCATCTACAAAAATGAGCAGGTCAAAACCCTCAACATTCCCGCGTTCATCGCATCCGAGATTTCCCGACAGGTCACACTTGAATTTAAGTGGAGCATTACGGCGGGCAAGGACGACAGCACCGGCGAGGACATCACCAACCCGCGCTCGGAGTTTCTAAGCAAAGAGTTTGAAAAACTGGCTACACAGCTGCGGAGCAAGACCGAGATCGGATGCGCGGCGGGTGGTATGACGATAAAGCCGTATGTCCGTGACGGGCATATCTATTTCGACTATACCCCCGACTGGGATTTATACCCCATCGCTTTCGGCGATGACAGCGACCTGTCCGATGTCGTTTTCCGTGATATGTTCTCGGAGGGCAAGACCTACTATTCCCGCCTTGAGCGGCACACCGTCGAGGGCGATAGAATCAAAATCACGCAGCGGGCCTTTAAGTCCAGTTCCCGCGATGCTCTCGGCAAGGAAATCCCCTTGACGGAAGTACCGCAGTGGAAAGACCTCAAGCCCGTGGTCTACGTCAACAACGTAGACGGGCAGCTTTTTGGCTGGTTCCGCGTGGCATCAGCAAATACCGTTGACCCGATCTCTCCTATGGGCGTGGCCGTGTTCGCTAAGAGCATGGACACCATCAAGGAGGCTGACACACAGTACAGCCGCCTGCTGTGGGAGTTTGAGGGCGGCGAAATGGCTATCGACGTTGACCCGATGGCCTTGCGGCCCATTGACGGCGTTATGCGTAACGGCGCAAAGGCTATGGAAACTCCCAAGCTGAACGAGCGCCTGTTCCGCGCGGTCGATCTGGGCACTGATGAAACATATCATGTTTTCGCCCCGACCCTGCGCGATAGCTCCCTTGTGGCCGGTCTGAACCAAATCTTGATGAAGATTGAAGATCAGTCTGGGCTGGCCCGTGGCACCCTCTCCGATGCCAACACAGAGGCCCGCACGGCCACTGAGCTGACTATCCTGCGTAATCGTACCTATACCACCATTGCCGACAACCAGCAGGCCCTTGAGCGGGCACTGCGAGAAGTCGTGCGGGCGATGGATAAGTACGCTGACCTGTACAACCTCGCCCCTGCTGGCGAATATGAGGTGTCGTTCGATTGGGATGATTCCGTCATCGCCGACACCGAAACCCAGTTGCAGCAGCGGATCCTCATGCTCAACAACGGCATGATGAGCAAAATCGAGATGCGTATGTGGTTCTTTGGTGAAACCCGCGCACAAGCCGAAAAAGCCTTGCAGGAAGTCCAGCAGGAAAAGGTCAGCGAGATGCAGGCCGCAATGGCTATCCAGCAGCCCAATCCCGATCAGAGCGATGTCACCGTTCCCCCGGATGATGGCGGCGGCGCCGATCAGGACGGGAGCAACCCGGCTACACCGTTTGGGAGTGGCCCTGGCGAGGAGTGATGACCTGTGCTGACCCAGAAAGAGCTTGAGGCCGCTGTCCGCAAGATGATTGCGAATCTGGATGAAGTCAACCTGTATTTCATCCAGAAAATAGCGACCCAGATAAAGAAAATCGGCGAGATGAATCCTACCAGCATACACCGTTACGCGATCATGTTGGAAATGGGTGCAGATGTCGCCGATATTTCCGGCAAGCTCCAAGCCGCAACCCGGCTGACACAACAGCAGATGGCTGTTGTGTACAACACCGCCTTGCAGGATAACTTCACCGACCCGCGATTCAAAGCCGCGCTGGCGGCGCATCCGCTGCCCCGTGAGGAGAATCAGCGGCTCATACAGTACACGCGCAACATCGCCGCGCAGACCTCCGGGGCGCTGCAAAACCTGTCCAACACTACGGCCATATCCGTGCCCTACCAACAGGCCATTGATAAGGCCATTTTGAGCGTGTCCACCGGCATGACCGACTACAAATCGGCTATGCGGCAGACCATAAAGGACATCGGATGGGCCGGGATGCAAGTGCAGTATGCAAGCGGCTATCACCGCCGCCTTGATACCGCCGCCCGTCAGAACATTATTGACGGGGCCTGCCAAATAGCCCAGCACAGCGCCGACGAAATCGGCAAGGTGCTGGGCTATGATGCCGTGGAGCTGTCCGCGCATCTCAACAGCGCCCCCGACCATGAGCTGGTGCAGGGCCACGTTTTCCTGCTGGCCGAATACGCCAAAATGCAGGCGGGCA